GTTGGCGGATCGAAAAGCCGGGAAGATTTGCCCCCCCCCTGCCTAGATGGTCGTGCGGATACGCGGCAAGATGCAGGCAAGCGCCGGCGCGCCGGCTATGAATACGGCAAAGGGTGACAGGTGAATCATAAGGACTCATGCTTGCGCCGCATGACTGCAAATAAAATCACATTAATTTGCATTATTTGCTTGACTTGCCGCCTTTATGGTGGCATTATAAGGGCAAGGCAAGCGGAAAGGCCGCGAATCGCCAGAACCCAAAACGGAGAAAATAAAATGAATATCAAAACCACAGGAATAGAAAAAGACATTGACAGAGAAACCGCGCGCCGCGCGCATAATGGCACAAGTTTTTCCCCGGAAAAACGCGGCGACTCTATGATCGCCGAATATATTGAAAGCATGAAAAGCCTTGCGGCATTTATTGAAGAGAACGCCAAGGACGGAAGACAGCAGGAAATTATGCAGGACGTTTTTGACCGCTTGCGCGAATCCTACAAGAAAAAATATCTAGCATGGATCGCTGCAAAATCGCGCTGCATCTCTTCTATGATCGCCGGCCCTTCTAACTTTCCAGTAAGGCGGGCAGAAAAAGCAAATGAGGCAGAGCATAAAAGATGCGTTGAACTGATAGACTTCAATAAAAAAATGCGCGGATACGCCCTTAAAAGCCTTGCCAATGTTTACAGCAAAGCGGAAAAGGCAGAGTCGGCACTGGACAAAATGCGACGGGATCTTGCAGGCGCTGAATCAGCACAAGACTTTATGAAAGCTGCTAATGCTCTCGCACGAAAAAAAGACTTTGACGGCTTGCGCGCGCTCTTTGTCGATACATACGGCGAGGAAAAAGGTTCTAAAGCCTATCAAGTATTCATGAAGCCGGACTATGCACAGCGCATTGGCTTTGCATCCTTTCAATTGTCAAACAATTTGGCGAATATCAAACGCATGCGCGCGCGCGTCGCAGATATGGAGGCAAAGCAACGCCTTGCAGATGAGTCGCCACAGGTTGAGAAGGAAACCGCCTTAAACGGCCTAAAGATTGTACACAATCACGAAGAAGACCGCCTGCAGCTTATTTTTGACGGCAAGCCAGACGAAGGAGTCCGCGCCGTTTTAAAATCAAACGGTTTCCGGTGGTCCCCGCGTTTCGGGGCATGGCAACGGCAATTAACCCGGAACGCTATCAGCGCCACAGAACACCGCGTTTTAACAGCGTCGGCGCTTGCACAGTACAAAGCCACAGCATAACAACAATACAGGGGAGCGCGCGCAAGGCTTCCCCCCTTATACGAAAAGGACTTGATACAATGAAAACGCCCGGACAAATTGCATATGAAACAGAGCGCCGCGATTTTCCTTTCTATCATGACGGAACGCCGCGCCGCACATGGCAAAATATATCTGATATTTCCCGCATATCATGGGAACGCCACCCAACGCCGCGCGCGCTATGGGGAAAAAACCGGAATATTCGATCAGCTTTTAAAGGGGCATAGACACATGACACAGGAAACAATCTATAAAAAACTTCCCGGTTTCGGACTGCGTGTTAATGCCGTTCAAAATGCCTTTGAAAAAATTGGCGCTGATCGCTATTGTGAACTTTCCCTTGACGGCTTCACAAAGGCATTGGAAGGGGAAGACTCGGACGCTGTTATATGTGCCGTGATGCAAAAGGCATACAGCGCGCCGGGCGAGCTGCTAAGCAAGGGCATAAAGATTATGTTTGAAGAAACCGAAACAGGGCCGCGCGGGTTCCCGAAACAATGGGAAGAGATCGCAGGCGAACCGAGACGATCAGGAGAGTCGGACATGGAACAAGAACCAAGGATTATTTCACCCTATAAACTGCTTTGTCGCAGTTGCGGATTGACGCGCGACGAAGGCACGGAATTTGCAGGCGCCCGGCATGGCACCGGAAAGGACTGGTGGACAGATCGCCGCACATGCCCGCAAGGCGTCCTGCAAGAATTACGCGCGCTCTATGACTTGATTGATAAACTATCAATTGAGGAAGAAAAACGAATCCGCGCAATGATCAAGAAAGGGGCGGCAATCAGCGTTAAAATATATGATGGCCTGCCCCCATATATGAACGTACAACACGCTGTTTTACGCCGCGCCATTGAACGCCTGCCGGCCGACCTTGCGCCGCTGGTAACACTAAGCGACGAATACGAAAATTAAAAACACAAAAGGCGCGCGGAAAGGGCGCAAGCCAGAACTCTAAAGGAGAAAAAAAATGATTTTAAGCATCACATTCGCCGCTTGCATTCTTGGAGGCCTGACAATGTTCTTTCATTGCATGGGCGAGGAAAAAGGCCTTGCCTCTTCCATCATCATGGCGGTTTTTGTCGGTGTTGGATGCGGCATTATGAGCCTTGCCTTGTCGACTCTTTTCATGACGGTATAGCGGCGCATGGACACGTTAAAACCAGACATGCAATCCTTATCCGTCCCTGTATCATCGAGAACGGATAAAGAGCGGGAACGCCTGAAAAAGCGCGAAGCCGATAATGATTTCCGCAAACTCTATCACCAAAAACGATGGCGGGATCTACGCTTGAAGATATTGGAGCGGGATTTATTCACATGCAGGCAAACAGGCGTTTTGCTATCTGGCAAGCATCCCGCACCGAATAGCCCCGTTGTTGACCACATAAAGCCGCATAGGGGCGATATCGCGCTATTTTGGGACGAGAACAACTTGCAAAGCGTTTCCAAGGCATGGCACGACTCTATCAAACAGGCGCGGGAAAAAGCAGATCAGAACGCGGCGCGCCGCCCTGACTGGCTACGGCCTAGCAAGATTCCGCTGCATATCGTATGCGGCCCGCCATGCGCGGGAAAATCCTATCTGGTAAACCAGCGCCGCAAAGAAAATGACATTGTGATTGACCTTGACGAGATTGCCGCGGAAATAAGCGGAGAGACGTCACATGGCTGGTCTGCGCATTGGCTGAACGCTGCGCTATGGCGGCGAAACGAAATGCTTGGTGACTTATCGCGCATGCAGGATGACGGGCGCTCCGCATGGTTTATCGTATCCGAACCCAGCGCAAAAAACAGACAATGGTGGATTGACCAGTTAAAGCCCGTCGCGGTCTATGTGCTGGAAACGTCGGAGTCCGAATGTATCAAACGCTGCGCAGATGATACCCGGCGCGACCAAAAACAAACAACGGACGCAATTGTAAAATGGTGGTGGCTCTACGACAAAAGGCGCGGTGATATTGTGATTGTCTAAACCGAATAAAGCGGAATCTCGACCACATCCAGAATTTTCAAATTTCCCCCGACAATGATGATTTTATTTGCGGCAATATGATTGTTGACCATAACGGGGTGATTAAAAAATTATTATGGCGCGGCGTGATGCGTTTTAAGGGCGGGGGATGGGCGCAATTATTTTCCGTGCGCATCGGCCGCGGCGGCGGTTTCAGGGGTCGAGCCGCGCGGGACGATTTCGATCAGCGGCACGATCTCCGGCTCAAGCATCTCGATCAGGCGGCGTATGACCGCCATATGCGCAGCTACGCATGGCCAGCCCAGAGATTGCGCCTCATGGTCATCGACCGACACGCCGATCGGGATTGACTGCGGCAGTCCGTGCTTGTCTATCGCCGCCTCGATCACTGCCAGCGCCTCCTCTGCCGCAGCCTCCTGCCGTAGGACGAGTTCAAACAGACCGGCCAGAACGCCGGGCGGTGTGAGCACACGCCCTGCCGACCAATCCTTCGAGCGGCTCTCCCGCACGTCGAGATAGGCGGCGGCCTCCCGGTGTGAGAGGCCGCAGGATTGTTTTAAGAGGTTGTAGGTTGTCATAGCTTTAAGCTTTCTGCGGCGAGCCGCAGTTGTTTTTTAGTTATACATCCAGCCAGCATCATGTACGGACAAAACCTTTAGTTGCTCCGCCATCGCTTAACAAAATTGTGATTCCGCCTCAATCCGCGCATCGCGGAAGGTTGGGTGAAACTCTTTCACGCCATTCATGGCAGCCCCACCGCCTGATTCTGACGATACGCGCCAGATGTGCGGGCGATTCCCCTCCGCAAAGGCGTTCAGCGCGTCCATTACATAATGGTCGTCAGGCCAGCTCGTTTGCTCTTCCATATCCGCCCATTTAATCAACTCGCGCAGATCAGTAAGCGTGAATTTTTCAAGGCTGAATATTTTTGCCAGCCGCGTACGACCCTGCCCATAATCGGCGTAGATGCTGACAGTGTTATCGCTGCGGTCAAATTTTGTGATTGTCTGTGTCATAGTTTTACTCCTTTTTGAGTTTTCGAAACCGCCAATCGGTCTCTATACTTATAGAATACCACCAGCAGTGGGATTAAGTCAACAAAAAAAGCGACAAAAAAAGAAAAAAATGTTTTGTTTAAAATCAATGCTTTAGTCTATAGGCTGCACGGGGTAAACACCGCATTAAAAATAAATTCCGCATTTCACCCTGCATTTGTTATGATTCTTGGCATAATGGATAAATACACCCCGCGAATCACCTCGCGGGTTTTTTGAAATCTCAATCAATCATGGAACAAGCGCACGACGACTCTTTTCTGCGGTCGGCTCTCCTTCTCGCCATCCCCGCATTTGATAAGCTCTGCGCTTTTCCGCCAAACGGGGGGCTTAATGTCTGACAACACGCTGACGGCAAAGCAGGAGCGATTTTGCCTTGAATACGTTGTCGACTTTAACGCAACACAAGCCGCCATTCGATCCGGATATAGTTCGAAAACAGCCGGAAAGATTGGTTCTGAAAACCTCCAAAAACCAGAAATACAGGCGGAAATCGGGCGTTTAACGCAGAAAACAGCCGCTAAACTGGAAATCACCCGCGAAAGAGTCTTGCAGGAACTCGCGCGGCTTTGTTGGTGCGCCGCGTCCAAAACTGCGGACATCTGACGGACGTTTGATCCGTTTCGGCGCAGCGCAGCATCTCGGGGATGAGCAATCTTTTCAGGGTGACGCGATTGATTTACTCGGCGTTGATGAGGCGACACAGTTTTTAGAGGCGCAAATACGCTACTTGATGGGCTGGGTGCGGTCGGACATTGAAGAGCAGCGATGCCGCGTTGTTCTTGGGTCAAACCCGCCATTGTTTGTATTTTTCTCGCCATATCAATCTCCTTTCTACATAACCCATTGCAGCGGCTTTTTCCAGTCGTAACCATCCTGCCGCCAGACCTCTTTCACATAGCAGGGGCGCGCGTCGCGCATAATGACGCGGCAGGCGGGGTTATGCACGTAAACCGTTGCATGCTCCGACACCTCCGCCGATGCGTTTTCGTAAAGCATGACCACGCCGTAGCAGCTATTGATCACCCGCGCATGTCCGCGCGCCATCACGGTGCCGTGGCTCCATGCCCGCAGGGTAACAACGGAGCGGCTATAGACATAGGTCACGGCATCTGAAAAGCCATTGATTGTCACCTCCGCAGTGCCGCCGCAATGAAGGCGCGTTGCCCGGCTGTCGGCCAGCCCGCAGGGCGCGATATCCACGCCGCGCATGTTTGACAGCGAATAATCCGCCGCCAGCCCCAGATAAAAGCGGCGATACCCCTGCCGATACGCTTCCTGCAGCGCGGCATTGCCTCCGTATATCTCCTTGCGCGGCTGTCCCTGTCTCCTCATACCAGCCTCAACACGCCACCTCCGCCGCCATATCCGTCATGCGTTTACGCAGATCGTCCTTAATCTCTTCGCATGCCGTCCATTTTTCCGCGGCGTCATCATCAGTTGATATGCGCGACCACCAAAAATCGGCTTCCTTATCCGCCTTTGCGAAATGCGCCAGCACAGAGGAAATCTCCGCAAATTTGCGCGCAGATTCCAAGATTGCGGCTTCATATCCTTGCCCGTATTTATCCTTAAACGCCGACCTCTGATCTGATGATTTATTCAGCGCCTCCATTTGCCCTTCATGCTTAATAGCGTGTAGCGCATCGTGACAGGCAAGGGCTTCGGTTGTTTTACTCATGATCTCTCTCCCCTTCAATTTTTGGCATATCTACTAACGGCATTTCTAAAACCCCTCCATTTCTGTTTGATTTGCGTTTTTAACGGCGATTGCCGTGTTGTATCCGTTCCCCTGCGCGTCATGCTGATCAATGTGGAATTGCTCACGCTTTGCAGGACATTCCCCAGCGCCGACGCGCTCCAATACCTCGAATGTCCAATCTTCAATACATGATTCCTTGATGGCATCATGGAACGGTGTGCCGGATGGATGCGCGAAGTGCTGCCACCAGCGCAGGGTGAATGCCTGACTTGTGCGCCCTATATAGCTTTTCAGCGTTTTCTTGTTATGGATGCGATAAATGACGGTGCCGAATGCCGCGCTTATGCTGGTATCAACGGCTAATCGACCTTTCTGCGCTTCCTTACATAACCATGAGCAATAATCATGGCCTTTGTACTTCTCGCAATGATCGTTATAGAGATCAATCACGCGGAAAGACTTGTCACATTCAAGGCATTTACGGAACTCGAACAGGCCTTGCGTTCTGTCATCGCCTTCCTTGATTTCGCGGAGGTGCAAAAGGAACTCGGCGGATGCCATGTTTTTCTTCGCAACGCGACCGGGCAGGGGGACGGAAAATTCCTCTTCCAGTTTTGCGCGCGCGGCTTTCTTGTCGTCCGCGACAACTTTGCCCGTCATAACCGGAGGCCACGCCCAACTATCGCTGAAATAACTGTCCTCGTCCGGCTGCGGGTTCTTTGCCTTGATCTGGTATAGATATTCCGTCATGGCATTCAATCCTGCGAAGCGTGAACCAGCGACGCAGCCACCCATATATTCAGCACTACAAGCGCCAGATCAGGGGCGTCACCGATCAGCATACAGTAACTAAACACGCCTATAAAAATCATGATTAGATACGGCATGCTATCAAATCCTCCCGTTCAAAATCCGTGTTAAAATTCTGATCCCGTCCTCGTACCAAGATTTCGCGGTGGCATCATGGCAACCGAGTTCCCGCCCCAGCGCCCGCCATGATTTTTCGCCTTTGTGACCATATTTGGGATATAACTTTCCGGTCGCGGCGCAGCGTTTGTGTTCATGGCGTTTCCAGACGACCTCAACGACATAGAGCATATTTTTCTGATGGCAGTATTTCGCGAGTACGATCATCCAATCATGCGCCTTGCGGTTCTGGCTGATGGCTTTCGGCGCGGGCAGTATCCATGCCGGTTCTGCGTCCACATGGTCAACGAATTTTTCCCGGACAATTTCAGGCCAAAAGGCCATGTGACCGCGCGGGCGCAATCCGCCGACCCGTTCAAGCGCTGCTGTTCTTCCGGCGCTGTCAAGTTCCTCGATAACGTATTCCTCCGTGATGTAATTCCGCATCTGCGTCTCCCTGTTTTTTTGTATCGCCGCCTCGATCGCCGGATATTCATCCAGGGCGACGTGTGTTACTTCGCATCCTCCAAACATGTCTCTCTCCCTTCTATTCCTTTAAAATTTGTTCCCGCGTTTTGCCGTCATACAGGATTTTCTTGCCGCCATTGCCGCCCGGCGCGGGAAATTTGATAATCGGCTTTCCCTCCCCTGTACGGCGCAATTGCACGTCCCGCCCGAATGCCGCAATCAGGGCATGGCGGAAAAACTTTTCAGCGAATTGCAGCGAAAAATCATCCAGCATGTACCATGCGTTGTCTTCGGCCTTGTACCGCCCATAGCTGACGAAATGCGTGATGTAGCAATCCGGCATGCCTGTCTTCACCATGCGCTGCCAATGCTCCCCGATCAGGTCAATGCGAAACCAGTTCCCGCTTTGCCGGATAACCCGGTCGCGCATATCAACAATCTTTTTGGCTGTGGTGCGGTTTTGCTCGGTCATCATGCGCTTGCCTCCGCTTCGTCTTCAAACAGGTGATCGGGGAATTGCTCAACAGGCGCGGCGGCGGCGGAATCTGCATCCCATTCATCCCGCCAGCGCCCTCCTGAAAGCCATGTCGCGGGATAGCACCATTCAGACCAATCAGGCTTGCCGGCGATGTAGCGGGCAAGACCTTCCATGATCGGGGTCATGTCGTAATCCTCGATCGCCAGCGCCGCTTCAAATTCAATGCGGGCTTTTGCCGCGGCAACCTTGCGTGGATATGCTTCCCAAAATTCATCAAACAAACGGGTTATGTGTTCATCTGTTGGCGGCGCCTCGTTTTCTTCCAAGCCGGAATTTTCTTTTTTATTATTTTTTTCTTTATAGTTTTTATAGTTCTTATAGTTAGTTGGTGCGCCCGTTGGCACGGCTGCTTCAACGTCCGCACCAACAGCCGTTAACCCTGTATCGTTATTTTTCAATTGCTTACGTTTTTCAGATGATGCTTTTCCGGCAAGTCTTTTTTGCTCAATATTTTTGTAAGTTTTTTGGAGGTTTTTTTTGCATTTTTCGTTGCGAATAAAGCCGTCTTCGATATAGATCGCCTGATGCACTTCGATTAATTCCTGTCGGATTTTCTTCCATTTCGCCCCGGTCTTTGTGCCGTATTGCAATGAGGCGTTATCCAGCAGATTGTCATTTGTGGAATAGATCATGTCGCAGATACGGCGATAGGCCAACTCTGTCAGCGGGTCCATGTTCTGCGTATCTGTCATGGTGTCTTTGGCGCAGTATTGCGTGAATAAGGCGTTCTCTGTCATGATCTGGATACCTCCCCCCGAAACCAAGTTTCGGCCTTCTCCTGCGTTGCAAATCCGCAGCGATATACCAGCCCGTCATTACGGTCTTGTGCGGTATAGTTCGGCACATCGACATACCAGACAAACGGCAGCAGCCCGCCTTCATTCATCAGCACCCATTTATCGCCGTTGATCTCGACCTCTTGCAGACGTTTAGCCATGCGCCGCCCCTCCCTCTGAAAACATATCCATTGTCAGGCCTTTGCCTTCTACGGCCTCTGCGACGCGCTCACATGTCACGTCGTACCATTCCTTTTCAATTTCGATACCGATAAAGCGGCGTTGTTCACGCACAGCCGCAACAGCCGATGCACCGGCACCCATAAATGGATCGCAGACCAGATCATCCGGGCGGGCGCTGTTTTTGATGTAATGGCGCATTAAAGAAACCGGCTTTTCTGTCGGGTGATTTGTTACCTTGTCGGCGGGGCAGTAGATTCCCTGAACGGCACCGCAATCAAGAATCTTCCGCGCTTTTCCTTTAAAGAAAAAGCCGACATATTCCGTATTTTTCATGTAAAAGCGGTTCGGCGTTTGGGTGTTCTTGCGCCAATACAGCATATTGTGAAAGCGGAACTTTGCCGCGCGCGTTGCGTCAAACATGTCCGGCAAATTCTTGTCATTGCTGAACATGTAACAATGCCCAGCGTCCATTGCATTAAAGATCAGCGGGCAAAATTCATTCCATTCAATATCACATGCAACAATCTTGCCTTTGTTGTCATACTGGTCATGCGAGAAAATGCCTTTCATCGAGGTTTCATGCTCGACATTGCCGCCAGACGTTAAAGGATAGGGCGGGTCTGTCACAACACACTGGATAGGCGGCAAATGCGGCATAACATCCCGCATATCGCCAAGTATAAGGCGGCAGTTTCCGATTGTTCTGTCTTCCAGCGCAATCATGATTTCTTACCCCCGTAAACCCTGTCAGCCCAATTGATCAGGCCTTGCTTTAACCAATCATCCATAACCAGCGACTGGTCATGCAGATCAACCGTAATAACGCCGCGCTCATAGGCTTTTTGTGCCAGTTTAAAAATCTCGCTTTTCGGCGTCGCCGGGCGCATCTGATGCCGTCCAAGATATGATTTCGTACTCATAACCACACCCCGCGCATGCGTAAAAGTAAGACAAAAAGACAGGCCAAAATGACGATGCCGCGACAATAAATCTCTATGGCTTTTTTAAGTTTTTTCTCGGAGTCTTTTTTGTGGCTATCGAATGTCGTGACGTTATAGGCGTGAATCAGGCACAGAGCCTTAATTGCTGCCTGCATGTCTTCACGGCTCATATTTGTGACGTGAACGCCGTTAAATGCGTCACAATCGAATTGTGCGGCAGGGTCGGTGTAAAGCGTAAAGCGACCTCGGATTTTTTCGCCGTCACTCATTGACAGTCCGTATGAAAATGTTTCGCTGATCTTGCTCATACTGAAACCCTCACGATGACTTTACCGCCTTTGACGGGCGCGCCCCATTCACGGCGAACACGGAATTTGTTATCATCCACACCCAGCGCCAGCGCTAAACCGTCCTGACCGTATTTGAAGGCTGCAATGCCGTTATCTTCATCCCAGCGCGCATTGGTCGGGTGTAGTGTGATATCAAGATTCACTTCATCCTTGTCAGACAGCGCAGCGAAAAAAGCCCTGTTCTTTCCAAGGATGGATTTCACCAGATAGAAGCAATCGCTTTTGTACTGGTTTTTCACGCGGCGCTTATGGCGCGGCGTCAGGCGGTCATTCGGGGAAAGCCCTTTATAGGGCCAAGGCAGTTCCATTTGCAGATCCTGTGTGATCGGCGCAGTGATCTGTTCATGTTTTGATTTGCATCCTGCAATTTCTTCACCCGTCATGCCGATGCCCTCCGCTTATCGCGTGAGGCGCGTTCCGTTGCGCGGGAGATCAGTACCCCCAGCGCGGCAGCAACATATGCGGCACGGTCTTCATGCGGCAGATTGTTCCATGCGGTCAGGCCTTGCCCTGTTTTTGATGAGAAAATTTTTACAGCGTCTTTCAAAACCCGCGTTTTTCCGACTTTTTCTCCGTTTGGAAGGCGGTATTGATTCAGCATTGCCGGCGCGGGGCGCGCCTGTATCTTGGTAGTCATCGTCTCTCTCCTTAAAAAAATCCCGCCCTACGTATCGAAGCACCGCAGGGCGGGCAGTTCTGGGTACACGTTCCTTACGCTGTCGCGCCCGTTTTCTTCGCTTGTCCAATAACGTGATCATCTTTCGGAAAAAGGTCAGGTGCCGGCACTTTCAACTTTGGCGAATTTTTCTTGATGTATTGCCCCGTTTCCGGGTCACGCGATTGTTTCGGCTTCCATGTTTCCCGCATGATCTTCAATTGCTTTTCAAGGCTCTCGGCCTGACGGCGAAAAATTGCGGCATCGCTGCGGTATTTCCTCAAGGTCGTTTCGGTGGCGTTCATCTTGTCCACATGCGTTAACCGTAGGCCGAAAATCCATGTCAGATATTTGATTGATGATTTCATATTCTCTCCCCTTTGCTTGACTTATTCCATAAAATCCGCTATTTGATTACCTATGTTAATGTTATGTGTTAATGGGTTGTGTGACGGCGTCCTGCTGATGGATGTCAATGCCGTAAAAGTCATTCGCCGTTACGGCGCCACCGCTCCATTTGTGAATGCGGCGCATATATTCGCGGCGCGGAATGCTGCGCCCGTTGATCCAATGCGTTATTGTAGATTGATCAACGCCGATTTCCTGCGCTGCGTCCTCGTATTTGATGTTTTTGTTGTCGAGATATTGTTTCAGTTCCATAAAGGAAAGGGTATTACGGATTGTAATGTTGCGTCAAGATGAAATATTACGCTTTGTAAATTTACAAAGTGTAATTAACGGCTCTACACTTAGAGCCATGAAAAGAAAGAACTTTATAAAAGAGATACGTGAAGAGCGGGGCATATCAGGCCCCGCCCTTGCCGAGATGTGCAATATGACGCAATCAAATTTAAGCCATATTGAAAACGGCAGGAATAAACTGACATGGGATCACATGCAGACAATCGCCCGCGCGCTTGAGTGTCACCCGATGGATCTGGTCGAGGGCATCCCGCAGCCGCGCAGCGAAGACGAAAAGAGGTTGCTGCGCACATACAGGGGTTTGGAAGACAGACAAAGAGAGATGTTCTCGACTATGCTGACATCCTTATCCAGCGCCGAGAAACAAAAACAGAGCGACATACCCTACGATCAGGACGAATCGCGCGAATCACAAAAGCAAAAATCAGGAAAGGAAGAGTAGAATGAACACCCTCGGCGCGATCATCGCTCTTCTTGCCGGCATCATCGGCATTGCCGGTTTTTTCACTGCCGCCTTTAAAAGCAGCATGGACAGACAGGCGCTGTGGATTGCAAGTATCTGTTGCTTTCTGATCGGGCTGGTCTTTGTTTTCAGCGTCGGCACCGATGTCGGAATCCTGTGCAGCGTCATTGTCATGCAGATCGCCGCCGTCATTCTCGCCCTACTGCGCATCGCGCCGAAACCTTGACAACACGCCTTTAAATAGCCAATAATCCCGCCATACCCGCCTCGCGGTCGTAGAATCACGCCATACAACCTTATTTGGAAGAGAGAGAAATGTTCAAAAAAACCTTATCAATCACCGCCGTCATCACATGCCTCGCGCTTGCGGGCTGTTCCACGACCAAAACCGAACTGGTTCATGCAAACGGCCAGCGCCTGACATGCGGCGGGCAGGTCTCCGGCTCGATCGCCTTCGGACTGCCCGGCTATTACGCGCAGCAGAAAAGCGCCGAAGCATGCGTTGCCGAGGCCGAGAAAGAGGGCTTCCGCAAAACCGTCATTGCCGAAGAATAACCCGCCCGAGGCGAATCACTCACGCAACACCCCGCCCTGTGCGGGGTGTTTTTTATGCCTTCAAAGCAAGGTTTTCCAGTACATCATAAAAAAATATTACATTTTGTAATTTTCCCTGTTGACCGTTTAAATTACGTTTTGTAATGTTTAAGCACGACGAACACACACGGAGAATCACAGATGGGTAAAAATTCAAAATCAAAGGCAGGATTTGCCGCAGGCGGAACCGTCACAATGACGGGCGTCTCCATGTTTGGTGAAGGCGCTGTTGCGTTTCCAGTGCCGCTATCGCATCGGGCGCCATTCCTGATGGATAGAAATGGCGAGTTGGCAAGTCACATAAGATGCAAGGTGGATGACGAAATTCGCAAAAACGTCCGCGAAAGCATGCAGCAGTTTATGCGTTCCCGCACACTGCGCCCGCGCATCAATCATAAATTCTTGTCGCTGCACATTCACGCGGCGAAAAATCCCGACGATGCGGTTATCCGCCAGCGTCGCGGCGAAGCGTAAGGGGAGCAAGTCATCATGCAAAAATACGTCATCAAACAATATAAGCGCGGTCAATTTGAGCGTGTCATCGGCGACAGATATAGCCGCGATGAGGCAAGTGACCTTCTCGGACTGTTGCGCAGCGGCGCACATGAAACGGGATTGACGTCCAGATGGTCAAACATCAATGGAAAAATGGCAATCGCGTTCAGCGATGCGGATCAAACGGAATATATCGCATCGCCGGTAACGGTCGTTGCCCTGCATCAAACCGTTGTCCCGATCAGAAAAAATATGACGGTTTACGCCGTACAGCACGGAGGCGGTGGGGCATGACACAGTATCACGGAAACGGCGCAAATGGCGCATTACCAATTACCGGGCGGTCTTGTATGACGACAACGCGCCGCCCGACCAAACAAAGTGGGGTAGAGGAACGGTTAACGCGCCGGTCTCATAAGCCGGAGATTGTGGGTTCGAATCCCACCCCCGCAACCAATAATCACTAACCCGGAGCGCAGGGCGGCAACCTTTGTTTTTTACACTCCTGAAAATGTAATACACGCCGCCCTGCAATCCACCCGCCCTTTTCGCTGTGAGCAATCGGACGGGCAAGACCTTAAAGCTGGGCGGGAAGCGCGGGAAACTTCACAACTCGAAGCGCGACCCACCCAGCGGCAAGGCACAAAGTTTACGGGGGCTGCGGCGTGATACGCGATACGGGAACAACTCAAATAGCCAGCCTAACTCTATGACCGAAAGGGTAGAGCCAGCCCCCAACCAGATCACAACAACGGAAAGGACAATTTTCCATGTCAGACAAAAAGAAAAACCCAGCGCCGGCACCGAAAACTGAACCGGCACCGAAAACTGAACCGGCAGCGAAGAAAGAGCCGGGCATCGGTCATAACAGCGGCGAGGCCAAAGAGGTTGGCGGCATTGCCGGTGAACGTCTGAAATCCTTTCTTGAGCGCATTGAACGCCTAGAGGAAGAAAAAAAGGCGCTGACCGAAGACATCCGCGAGGTCTATGCCGAAGCCAAAGCAGTCGGCTTTGAACCGAAAATCATGCGCAAAATCATTTCCCTGCGCAAAATCGCGGTCGATAAACGCCGCGAGGAAAACGAACTTCTAGAACTCTACATGGCCGCTATCGGCATGCAACATGAAATGGATGTGTAGACATGCCGACTTACAAATGCGAAGTCACCGTTATCAAGACCTATACCGCGCAGGAAACCCTGACAATCGAGGTTTCCGCCGATGACAAGGAAGACGCGATGTCGATAGCGGAAGATCAGGCCATAAATGATTGCAGAATCCGCGCTCTTGATGCCTGTCTTGATGATACGGAATCAGAATGTTGCAGCGCAGAACTTGTCTCGGAGGATGATTGCGGCGATGAAATCATCATCCCGCGCTGCGACAAAACCCTCGATATGTTCAGCGCCGCTTAAAAAGGAGGCTAGCGCCATGAAAGACGACCTGAAATTCGCCGCCGCCATTGCCCTGTTTGCCGTTTTTCTCGGCATCGCAAAGGATGTTCCGGCAGCGCGGCACGATCCGGCGCGCATCAATGTCAGCGTCGCGCATCCCGACCCGCGCCCGCGACTGGACGAAAACCGCTTCAAACGCAACATGGAGCATATCCGCCGCCTGAAAAAGGACAGAGAAAAATGATTGAAAAAATGATAAACGCAAAACCGATTTTATTCACAGGCGAAATGGTGCGCGCCATCCTTGACGGTCGGAAAACGCAGACGCGGCGCATCTTGAAATCGGCCTTTCCGAAACAATGGCCGGAACCCGTCAGGCTGGCAGATGACGAAGGCAATACAGGCGCTTTAAATGACCCGAAATACTGGGGGTATCCGTGCGCGGAAGACGGCTGTGATATGTCGCTTGCGGATTGGGCGTATGTTCTATGCCCCCACGGCAAAATCGGTGACTATCTCTGGGTGCGTGAAAATTTCGCTGTTTACGGCGATGATGATAAATATGTTCTGCATTTTCAGGCCGACGTCCAGCGCGGATCAGGATGGAAGCCGTCCATCCACATGCCCCGAAAATATTCCCGCCTAACCCTGCAAATCACCGATATTCGCGTCCAGCGCGTTCAAGATATTTCGGAAGAAGATGCGGCGGCGGAAGGCGTTGAAGAAAACTGGCTCGGATATCTTGCCACCGGCAGTAACGGATTCGGCGGGCAGGGATGGACGCCGGAAAACGGCTGGCGCAATTACCTTGATGACGAGGATGGCGAACCGTCATACAGCGCAAAGGAAAGCTTTAAATCCCTATGGGATTCCATCAACGCCAAGCGCGGATTCGGCTGGCATGAAAACCCTTGGGTATGGGCAATCACCTTCCAGACGATCCTGAAAAACATTGATGACCTTTTCAATGAGGCGCATCAGGAACAAATGGACACCGCTTTTTACGGGGGTGCGGCTTGACGACGGACTGTCAGGGAGGTTGACAGAGGTTTTAACTATGGGGCTGCGGCGTGATACGCGATACGTGAACAACTCAAAGAGCCAGCCCAGCCACTTAAGGAGAAGGAAGAAATGAAAAAATTTGAATTAACAAACAAAACGATTGTCAAGTATGGCCGAACATTTTACCGGATCAGAGCATTGATCGACATTCAGTTTGATTGGGGTGCGGTGAAAAAAGGCGATATGGGTGGCTATATAGAATCAGAAAAAGTTTTGTCCCAAGAAGGAAATGCTTGGGTATTCGAAAACGGCTTAGCAACAGATGATTGCGTAATCAGGGGCGGCGAAATCAGGGGCGGCGTAATCTGGGGCGGCGAAATCTGGGGCGGCGTAATCTGTGGCGGCGAAATCTGGGGCGGCGTAATCAGGGGCGGCGTAATCAGGGGCGGCGAAATCTGGGGCGGCGTAATCGTGGAGAAATCTCCGTTTTTTATTGCTGGGCTGACTTGGCTTGTCACGATCACATCGATTCATATCACAATTGGATGCGAACACCACACTCATGACGAGTGGTCAAAATTTAATAACAAAAGGATTGCCGAAATGGGCGGTGAAGCGGCTTTGAAATTCTGGAAAGAACACAAAACTATTATTATGAAGATGGCAAAGGAGCAGGCAAAAAAATGACAGACCTAAAATTTGAAGAAGGCAAGGCGTATCGGACGCGCGGCGGCTGGAAAGCTACTGTTGTCAAGATATGTCCTGATGCGAGATACCCCGTCACAATCTGGCATGATTACGACAAAAGTGTATCTATCGGCTGTGTTTCACACCATCTGGAAAACGGAAAAGTATCTGGTGGGCGCGGCGAAGACAGTTCATACGACATCACCTCCGAATGGAAAGAGCTGCGCGTGGGGTATATGAATGTTTATAGATACGATAAACACGGGCTGTATTTACTGGTCAGCATACCGCACCTAACAAGGAAAGAAGCCGATAATAATGCAAGCCCACGCCGCGTCGCCTGCATAAAAGTAACGGAGGGGCAGTTTGATGATTAAGAGATTTTTTATCTACCTTACAACAGGCTCAATCGCCCTAATCCTGTGGGTAAACTGGCCTGCGAAAGCGGACGAGTCATGCAGGATTGAGCCGTATGAAGTCAGCCATAAAACGTACTGCGCGATTGCTGTGATGGCTGGCGAGGGCGGGGTTGAGTGTGGCGGGATTAAGCCGGAGAGGAGGCCGGAATGAACGGTTTTAAGAAATACATTCGGCAAGATGGGGTTGAGAATATTGTCTCGTTTTCTGGTGGGAAGGATTCTACAGCTCTTTACTTGCTGGCTTTGGAATGGGGGTTAACATTCCGCCCAGTTTTTGCTGATACAGGCCATGAACATGAAAAAACTTATGACTTTGTTCAGACTCTGCACGAAAAGACAGGCGGCCCCAAGATTGAAATTATCCGCGCAGATTTTTCGGATAAATTTGAAAAAAGGCGTGAATTTATCCGCGATAATTGGGGGCTAGAGCGCGTAACAAACTTTGCGCCTAATAAAAAGTACCCGAAAGGCCGCCGCGTTGTATCGCCGCCAGTTCCGCAGGAAAGGATTAATCGAGCGATAGAATTGATGTTCCCGACAGGCAACCCTTTTCTTGATTTGTGTATGCTGAAAGGTCGATTTCCATCCACAAAAGCACGATTCTGCACGGAAGAATTGAAGTCTCTGCCGATGCAGAGACAAATAATGTTTCCTGCCGTGAAAAAGCGCGGATGGTATGCGCGGCGCGTCATTTCTTGGCAGGGTGTTCGTGCGGAGGAATCGGAGGCACGAAGAAAGCTTGATCGTTTCGGACATTGCGACAGCGGCGCGGTGATCTGGCGTCCTATACTTGACTGGACGCATGAGGATGTTTTTGCAATGCACAGAAAGCATAATGTTCAGCCAAACCCGCTTTACTTCGAGGGCATGGGGCGCGTTGGATGCTTCCCATGCGTTATGTGTAATAAATCGGAGCTATCATCTATTGCCGCGCGTTACCCAGACCATATCGAGCGAGTTGCAGAATGGGAAAAAATAGTTTCGGAGTGTTCACGGCTCGGCATGGCAACATTTTTTCCGGATAATAAAACGACAAAAACAGATAGTTACGATGTCAATGTTGACGGCTATCTGGGTATTCACGCGGTTGCGGAATGGGCGAAGACGACACGGGGGGGGGTACAGTACGACCTTATGAATTTTTCAGAAAACGAAGATCAGCAATGTCAATCTAAATATGGGCTTTGCGAATGTTATATGGAGAAGTCGCATACCTGCGCAGGGTTGCGGCGTTGATCGAGGATAGAAACGGACTTGATAGCCCTTTAGTAAATGAACTGGCAGTACCGCTACAGCTTCGCGCTTTAAAACTTGAAAAGCAAATCGCCAAAATCACAGCGCGGGAGGCGGGGAATGAGTGATAAAAAATGTGATTGCAGGTCTTATAATCTTACTGTTGGAAGCACACCAGAGGTGATCTTAATGCCGCCCGACTGGTCAGATAAACAAGATGTGGGTATCTGCGTTGATGCGTGCATCGCTGATGTTGTGCAAGAAATCTGGCGCATTGGTCTTATAACGCTAGGGTCATGCTGCGGACATAATAGGTATAGCCCGAGCATTATAATTCCAGAGGATTGCGACATATACACTTATTTCGATGTTATAGAGGGGTTGGATAATAGGAAGTGGTCTGTCCAAAGGTGGGAGAATGTTTTGAGAACATATTACAGGGGAAGTCTGTGTGACCCGTTGCTGGAGGAAGTAAATGACAAAGAATAACTTACCATGCGTATCGTGCGGAAAACCTTCTCAAAGATCAACACCGGACGGCGCAGATATGTGCTTCGAATGCTTTGGGGACTTTAACGCTGGTTGTTACGACCGACTCAAAGCCGAGAACGAGAGGCTGCGGGGTGGGTTAAAGCATATGAGGAAAGAATGTTTTGACGACAGCGAATGGGCTGCAATTATCGACAAAGCCCTGAAAGGAGGCGAGTGATGGATGCTCCGTCAGTAATTGCGATAATGGGAATTATCTTGTTCTTTGGAATAGCCGCGCTAACAGTCGGTTTCATAGCTGTTCTTTTCACAGATCCAGAACCGCCAGAATGGAAGATTATAAAACTTATTAGGAAGGGGATAAATAAATGACCGAAGCGCACGAGAGGGGGCGGGAATGAAATGGCTTGACATCCCTGCGTCATCAGGGAAATTACGAGAGGACTGAAATGAAGGCACTATCAGTAAATCAGCCTTGGGCGTGGTGCTTGGTAAACGGTTATAAGCCAGTTGAAAACCGCGATTGGGAAACAGGATTCCGTGGACTGCTTTTGATCCATGCAGGATTGAAATTTGATGATGACGGTTACGAATTTATCAAGCGAACATTTCCATGTATACCGCTGCCGCCAAAGGATGAGATCGATCGCGGCGGCATTGTGGGTCACGTGAATGTCGTTGACTGCGTATCGGACATGGAAAGCCCGTGGTTCTTCGGCAAATACGGCTTTGTTATTACGGACGCACAGCCCTGCACGCTTATTCCGTGCAAGGGTGCATTGGGACTTTTTAAGCCCGACTATAACTCACGGTATGTTGAGAAAAAGCCGAAAGAGAAAAAGACAATACCGGAAGAAAATCAGCGTTCATTATTTGGTGAGGACTGAAATGATGGATAGAAAAATATTGCAAGCAATAATTATGGACAAGAAAAGTCTCTACAAAACAAATAAGCTTTCTCGCAGAATTGTGATTGAAACCGCAGAGTTGTTCAATTTAGAGCCGATGGAAATGGTGAAAATACTGGAAAGTATTGGCGTTGCTAAAAGTGGATCTGTTGACTGGTTTAAAGAAAACGGCGGCATAACAAAAAAGCACGTTCAGCAGGCCAAACAGATGCCGTTGATTTTTTGAGGACTGAAATGCAAGAACGCCTGGCCATCGCAATCGCCGAAGCCGGTATTGAATCCGGACAGTTTTAACCATGCCCGCCCCGCAAATGTGTTCAGCGTGATTCCTGCGGGGCGGGCGCCAGTTTTTAAAAGACGGAAAATGTACCTGACCAGAGAAGACATGACAGATCCGCAAAAACTGCCGAAAAGACTTTTCGCGCAGGAGGTTTGCGCGTTTACCTGCCTGTCACGAGATCAGATCAGAAGCCGCATCAAACAGGGTAAATTCCCCCCGCCGGTTGACCGCTGTCGGCAGGATATATTTGACCGTGACGACATTCTGGCGTATCTGTCACAAGGTATGCGGCACAGCATGATGCCGAAAAACCCGTTTGAGGAAGCCCTGAATGCCGTCAAAATTCAAGATTAAACTTCCGCGCTACATGATCGCAAAACGCCGCAAGAACGGCTATGCGTTCTATTTCCAGCCCGTCAAAAGGCACAGGCCGCAAGGGTGGAAACAGGGCGTTATACGTCTTCCTGATGACCTCAACGACGCAATCCGCATGGCAAAAGACCTTTACCGCGAATTGCAGGAAATGCGGATTGCGGAAAAGGGGATGCGCGATCAATCGCCTGAAACCAGATATTACCCGCGCGGCTCTATCCCGTGGGTGCTGACAAGATACCAGCAGGGGAAAAAATATAAACGCCTGTCAAAAACAACACAGCAGAATTACGGCATTCTCGCAAAGAAACTGCTGACATGGTCAAATGCGGCCGGACACGCGCCTGTCACATATCTGACAGCGGAAATCATCGAGCAGTTTCTGGACAAATTCAACGACACGCCGCACCAGCGGAACGCGCTGAAACGCTTTCTGCATATGCTGCTCAATCAGGCGGTGCTGATGGGTGTGATTGACAAGAATCCGGCGACCGGCATCGAGGCACAGCCCGAGGAAACGCATATCCATATCTGGACGGATCAGGAAATTGCCGCGCTTGTGAGGCATTGCGACAAGGCAGGGCGGCGGTCTGTCGGAACAGCGGTTTTAATTGCAGCCGATACCGGGCAAAGGCAGGGTGACGTGCTGAAATTCACCTATGGTCGGGATTACAGGGACGGGTCTTTCCGTTTCTTCCAGAACAAGACGGGCGCGGATGTGATTATTCCGGCCACCCAGCGCCTGAAACTGCGCCTGAACGGCGCGGCGGGGCATCTGGTAGGGAATGAGCGCACCAAAAACCCGTACAAGCCGTTCAATTTCCGCCACCTGTTCAGAAAGATGGCCAACGGCGCGGGGCTGGGGCATGTGAAATTCGCGCATTTGCGCCATACATGCGTTGTCCGTCTGGCGCGTTCCGGATGCTCCGTGCCGGAGATCGCCGCGATAACAGGACATACATTGGGAAGCGTGGAAACGATTTTAAAACGCTACCTGATGCGCGATTCATCGGTGGCGGAAAACGCAATTACAAAGCTGGAAGCGGGGAAAAAGTCTGACACTTCGCTACTTTAAAAAGTCTGACACTTTTTCAGCGGTTATGTAAGTCACGGAATTATCAAGAAAAAATGGCGACCCCGGCAGGATTCGAACCTGCAACCATCTGCTTAGAAGTGAAGGTTAAGCCCTTGATTTTTATGGGATGCGTCCGAGAAAGTGGCATTTTCCGCGTATGTGGAATCAATGACTTACGGCGTTTGTCGGACACAACAATGACACGGAATCAAAACACGATCAAGAAGCTTTTTCAGACCGCATACGGCCTTTTCAAATGCCCGCGCTCGTAACAGTAATCCAGCGCGTCCTTGAAGCTGCGGAAGTTCCATTTCGTTTCGCCGATATACAGCGTGAAGGCTTCCGCGCCCATCGTGAAATTGTTGACGATCGTCACATATTCCTCGCCGTCCGGTGTTTTTTCGGCGACAAGGACTTGCGGATCGTGCAGGGCTGTCATAATGCCTCCTTTGCTGCGCGGGTCTGGTCGCGCATCACTTTGTAGTCTTTAAGAAATTCACACACCATCGGCACAGCGCATTTCGGCGGGTCATCGTCTGTGGTGATTTCCTCAAGCACCTGTTTCTGCTGATCTTTGGTATATTCCGGAACATCAGGAAGCGTTAGGCGCATCGCCTTTTTATCAGAATTTCCCCCGGCGCAGCCCGTCAAAAAGAAGCAGATCATCAGGGCGATTGTTGCGAATTTCATCTTGTGTCTCCTGAATATTAATTGCTTTGTTGACGGATTTGTTCTCACCCAGCGCCTTGGTAATGCGCATACCTTGCCAAAAAACAAAAACATGTGAGGCCAGCAGCAGCGCCGCCACAATGGGAATCCCGTATGTGCCAAAGAACCCGCGAACGCCAACGGGCATTAAACGAATAATCCATGCCAGCATTACAGATCCTCCAAACACATAGGGATTTCAAAATTATTCCGGCGATTTACCAGCCCCTGAATAACCTTTTTGTTCTTGTCGCGTGAATAGCAGCGTTGTCCCGGTGTTTTGACGGCATCATGCGGCTGCGCAGGGCCGCACACCCACGCCTGCATACCATAGCAAGCGCCGGACAGATCACCGGCATTCAACTTGCGCAGCAGGGACGAATTGCGAAACCCGTTTATCCCGACGTTATAGGCAAAGGAAACCAGCGCCACCCGCATTGTGTCTGGTATGTCAACCTTTACAGCAGCGTTGACGGCCTCAAGATATTCCTGAATCTCTGCTTCCAGCAATTCGCGGCAAATATCTGACGGGAGATAATCCCCCATCTTCACGCCCTTTGTATGCCCGAAACAGATCGTCGGCACGTCACCCGGAACGGGAATAATGGCGTGATTTGTTTCCCCCTCTAATCCGGCAACGAACGGGACCGCCATCAACATCACGCCGCCCAGCGCGGCGCCGGCTATCTTGCTTTTCAGTCCCATTTCTTTTTCTTGCCTCTTTTGTACTTTGGGGTGTAAAACGCCGCGCCAAGCATCAGTAATGGCAAGCCACACAGAACAAGACCGCCGTAAAGCGGTTTTAAAAAATGTTCCACAAAGCTGAATGCCATATTTACTTTTTGCCATCTGCGTCAGCGCGTTCTTTTTTGATATCGCGCCATACGCGCCAAACGCATGTGCCGATACCAACCAGAATCCCGATCACAGATAAGATAGGCTCGACCTGTTTCGCCATTGATGACCATCCGATCAGCCCGGCGGAGGCGAAATACGTCACCAGCCTGTCAATAATGTCGCCGATGCGCGCGGCGAATTTGTGCAGGTAGTTCTTAAAATAATCATTCAGAAATTCCATAGCCGTTTATATCTCCCCTTCTTTCGTTACTGCCCCGCTTGTCCCGTCCGCCGCTTTCAGCGCATCGCGCAGCGGCGCTGCTTCCTCTTCCAGCGCCGCCAACCTGCGGACGGCCTCGGCATCTGTTTTATCCAGCAGCAGCGCCCGCACATGCCGGGCTGCGCGGCGGTCAATGTCGGCAAGCGCGTCAAGCGCGGCCTTTTTTTTCTGTTTCTGTGCCGCCTGTTCATGCTCCCGCGCCGCCGATTCCTGTAATTCCTCATGCGCGGCTATTTCTTCGGCAGTCATGTCAACGGTGTATTCCTCGCGCAAAGCCTCGCGCTCTTCATCCGTTTTTGCTTTCCGCCATTTCGCGGCGGGAATTGATAATGCTTTTTTCATTTGTCTATGAGTCCTTCATCCCGTAAAGGTAAATTGTTACTGTGCATGTGCCGCTTGTTGTTCCAAAACGCAGGTAATCAACTTGCGCGTTCGGGTTATTTTGCGCCAATATCATACTGCCGCCGGCATTGGAGGATTGGTGTACATTATTAGCAACCCATTGGAAACTTTTTTCACCTGACAGAATCAGCGCATCGTAATTACCTGCGTACCGCGCTGCTGTTGGCGCAGCATATGCGCCGCCCAAATCAACAAACCGGAAATGCCCGGCTGAACCCAGCGCGGCGGCCGTTAAGTTTGCTGTGTTAAAGTTACCGGATTGTAACAACCGTCCTGAATAACCGGAACCCAAAAAACTACTGCCGGTGTTTGTTGATATCTGGCAAAACAAAAAGCCCGACGTGTTTGAATTTACAAATTCGCGCGCCTCAACTCGGAAAGATGAATAGCCGCTTGTCGGCAATGCAATATCCCCGCTTCCTGCCCCGCTAATTGCTAAAACACCAAGCAACTCGAATCCGCTGCCGGCCATGCTCCCCCATGTCCCGTCAGCCAGCAAAGCCTTGCCCGCCGCTCCGTCACCCGGAGATGGCGGAGGCACAAGACCGGCAAGACCACCGCTACCGCTATCACCCGTCATCAGCGGTGATCTGCCTGTCATATAAAATTCACCGCTGTAATAAGTCAGAACAGATATAAGGCCTGCCGAAGTTGTGCCGGCTGGCAATGCGTTTCCTGATTCAGAAACAACCGGCAAATCGCCGGTGCCGATGTTCAAGGTAAGTGCAGTTGTATTAGCACCCGCCCAAATAATGATGAACTCCATGCCGTTTACAAGACCGTCACCGTCCAGCGTCGGGTCAAGCGTTGCGGTAACGGCATCTACCGTTCCAGCGACAGAGGTCAGGATGAATGTTGCGGAATCATAGAATTTTTTGATATGCGCTTTTACATTATCCATGTAATCAGGCCCCGTTAACGGGGATGATGATGCGGATGAATATGTATTTCTATTTGCCATTACGTGAATAACTCCGGTGCTTCGTCAACACATGTTAAAACCGCGCTCCAATCGTCGCGCGGGTCAACGCCCATAACAATCATGCGGTCATAAACCGTCCCGATGGTGCCGACTGTCACCATCAGGCCTTCTTCGATATTTGTCGCTGATAAAGGTGTCGCCAGATCAAACCTGTTTGTTCCACTGCCGCCGTTTGATATTGCCAGCGCATCCGTGAAAGACCCGTCATTTTTGGCAATGACAATGCCCGTTGCTGCGCCGACTTCCAGCATGTCAGCGACCGCCAGCATGTCGGCGACATTCAGCATGTCATCTTCCGCATAGGTTTCAGCCGTCATATCCAGGATGACGGAGACGATATCGCCGCTCCCGTCATAGACGAGGCGCTCAATGCGTCCGGCACCGCCAAAACTTGTAATAATACTGTGATTAACGCCGATTAAAGACCCGCGCCGGCATGAAATCTGATTCATGCCGGCTGTGAATGTATAAAAAACATTCCGGTGATCAGCCTGCCTTAAATCGAACTGCGCGCGATTGACAACTTCCGACTCTGTGACAAGTCCCTCGTAACTGGCTTGCTCAAGGCGTCGTCCGTCCTGCACACCTGTTCTAAGCACACTGACCTGTCTTTTCTCGTAATCCTCATCGGCGCTATAAAAATTAACCAGAAACCCATCAGGAACGGCTGGAAAAGCCATTTCCCATGAAAAGTCACTGATGTTACGCTCATTGAACACCTGTACCGGTGACTCGGATGACCTGTCGTAATCCCAAATAACGCCGAAAACTTCTGATTGATACGGTCTGCCATAGCCACAAGCCGCGACAATTTGCGCTGCTGCAGCAACGCTCTGTTCTTCGATCAGCGCATTGCATTCATAGCCGTTTGCCGCACAAAAACTGCGGAAATTCACCATCATATCATTATCGACGCGCGACACTGGCACGGCATCAATGTTTAAATGCCCTGTATAGATATCCATCAAGTGCGGCGCGGGATTGCTTGTCGTCGTCCAATTCGTCCATGCCGAGCCTGTCCAATCCTTCACATAGCCGGAAGCCTCGACAGACAGATCATTGACAACGCGGTTTGTTGCGCGAACAGCAATCAAAGCAAGGTCACTGCCAACCGGCACAGGATGCTCGTTCCATATTGAAACGGAACGCACAATGTAAAATGTATCATTGAGCGTCGAGCGATCTTCAACAATCGTGTATGTGTCCTCGCCTCGATACCCGAATAAATCCCAAACGCTGCTACTGTATTCGTAATCAGCCGTCACATAGTTTGCGGCGCGGAATGTGTTGCCGCGCTTAATTTCAACCTCATAGGCAACGCCTTTTGGAAAGGTTGCCGGATCAAGGTAAATTGCTGCCGTGTACCTGTCCATCACGACATTCTGGATATTTGTAGACCCGGTATTTGAAGACGTCAGATAATCTTGACCAGCGCCGCTATTATCAAAGGATGAATCTGCGGCAAAGGCGTCCGTTGCCGGCGCAGAGGTTTGACCCGGCGCAGCGATACGCGCTTCTACAAATCCCTCTGTTGACGATGCGGCAGGCGTCAGGCTTGATCCATCCTCAAACAAAAGCTTGATCGTTGCGCGCAGCGACCGCAGCGATGCAGCCTGATAATGAATTTCGGGCAGATCAATCCATGTTTCCTCTCCTGCTTCCCTGATACGTATCCGGAATGGAATACGGAGATAATCTGTTGTCGAGGCCTGTTTATTCAGCCCTTGGAAAATCAGCTGCGCCTGATGCTCGTCAGCATCCTTACCGATATACAATGTATGCGTTTTCGGCAGCGCTGCAGAAACGCTGCCGGAAAATTCCGTATCAAGCTGCGCGCCGTTATCCTCTTTAACGATGGTACCTGTAAATTCTGATTGCAGAACCTTCGTTTTTGATTGCCTGCCGACAAGCGACAAACGCGCATCGCCCGGCCAACCCGGACGTGTTTCATATTCAATGCCGTCAATATCCTCGATCGCAGCGGACCCGATCTTGATATTTTCCAGCAAATGCGGACCCGCAAGACAGAAGACGGCCTCCGTTACCTCATTCTGCCCGCTATATTCCGTCAAAGGCTCTGATGCGAAATACGGATAAACTTTCCTTGTCCCGACAACGCGCGGAATGTTACCGTTTACAGATACAATATTGCCTTCTGCCGCTGACTTTCCGAGTTCAGAATTAAGCAACTCGTCACTTACCCCGAAGTTACGCGATGGCGCTGATGACAGCGCGCCGACCAGCAAAGCCCCGGCAAGTGACACACCAGCAGCCAGCGCCGTTGCGGAGAGTGAACCCGCAGTAAATAGCCCGCCTGACGTTGCCAAAAAACCACCGGCAATCGCCGCCGTACCCGCTGTCAGCGCAACCGCTGCAACCAGCGACACAACATTTTTACCGTCACCGCCGCCGCCGCCTCTTGGCGGGTAATGAAACGTGACGTAGTTTTTAACGCCGCTTTTCATGCAGGGCTTCGGCTTGATATCAGGCCACGCGAAACGCGGCGCTTCCCAGCCATTGATGCAGATATGACCGTGAATACCGAAATCTTCCGGCAACGGCATCTTTTCAATCATTTCAGCCAGTGACAGATTTTCAGGCAGATTCCGAACGACAGGCACCGTGCCGAAACATTCATGATACGCTGTCAGGATAGGCATTTATGTCTTAGATACCCTATAATTCTGTGTTTTACAGTGTGATGCGTTCTATCCACCACAACGACATTTGCATCCGGGCATGCGTGAATAAGGCGCGTCCCCGACACCATCACGCCGATATGCCCCGGAAACGGCTTTGAACCCGTTTTCATGAGGCACAGATCAAATTCCTGCGGTATTTCGACAGGAGTCCATATGTTCTCCCGTATTCCCTTTGACATGGCCTTTACAACGGCAATAACGTCCATTGCGCTGATGTCGCCATATGTCGGCAGATCAATCCCGCAATGATCGCGGTAAGACGATTGAACGATACCCCAGCAATCAAATTCATGCGGCCCGCGCGCGCCGTCTTTGAACGGCAACCCGACATATTTATCCCACCACATCATCGGTAAAGCCCCGGCAAACGGCTGCGCGTTGCATAAATTGAAGGCCATGACTCCCGCGAAAAATCACGAATAGCAAGGCTTCCTGATACCTGACCGGCATTGACTGAAATTTTTTCAAGTTCAAATTCGTCAAATTGGTACATAATGTCCGGCGTTCCGGTTGCAACGCGGGGATCTACAGACAGGTTAAAATCACGTGATGACAGCACGACCAAGGACATTTTTGCCCGACCGCTGATTTTGCGGATGGCTTTGCTTAATTTCTTATTGACGTTTGACAGGCGCAGTTCTGCGCGCGGCGACTCTTCATTGTCGGTGACGATCGAGAAACCGAAAAGCACACCGTCATAGTTATTGCTTTCATAGACGTAATCCATTGTGTCGCTGACGACACGGATCGGCGTTACCAGATTGTCATGCGTAATCGTTAAAAAACCCAGCGGTATATACGGCGTTGCTTGCGCCTCGATATCCTGCCGGATGGCGGTCGGAATTTCTCTCTCAATTGTCATGGCTTACGACGGCACCGCTGAATTAATGGACATGATGGTAAAGCTGATCTGGATGCACTTGCGCTGCTCAAATCCGGGCATGGTGCTATTCAATAACGGCTTTGATACCTGATAGGGCGGGCTTGTCGGCATAATCTTCCATACACCGTCATCACCGGTGATCGGATGCTTGAAGACAAAAGCATTGACGCCCCAGCCAAGATCGCTTTCAAACCACTCTTTAAAATCACGGAATGCTTGCAGCGTAATCAGCGGCAGGGAAATATTGTATATTTCCGGAACCCATGTTGCGCGCGGGCGCTCGATCGGCGGACCGACCTCCGTTTCAAAACCAATCCGGTTGTCTTGCTGACCGCCAGAAGACCCCTTTGGCATGGCACATTTCGGCACCGTTCCGGGTAAATGTACGATTGTGACAGCCGCCATGCTTACCCCCTCTTAACAGGGCGCGGACGCCCGCCAAAGCGTGACATGCTTTTATCCATGCGGCCTTGCGCCATACCCTTATTCGCTTCCCTGATGATGATATCATTCACTTCACGCCCTGATGAACTGCGGCTTTTTCTTGTTTCAATCTCGACAGGCGCTTGATTGATGATATTTACGACGGTGCCACCACCACCGCCACCGCCACCAACAGCGCGAACACCAAGTTTGCCGCCGATCCGTGTCAAAGGAAGTACAGCCTCGTCACCGGCCTCGCCCATAATGCCGGCGCCGTCCGCGAACGGGAACACTGTCGGCTTGTTTACGATCTTGCCGCTATATGAGTTGATGCCCTTGCCGCCAAAAACGTCACCATCCGCAGCAGCTTTCAAAGGCACAAACCCGCCCGCACCAAAAAGACTCGGGAACGCCGCGCCAAGGAAACGGAAAGCGGCCTCCTGCGCAGCCATCGCCGCAAGCTTTTTGCCGAGATCGCCGATCACGTCACCGGCGCTCTTTCCGCCATCGACAATGGCATTAAACAGATCGCTAAATCCGCCTTTAAGTGTTGAAACGACTCCTTGAGAAAACTTTGCGTTATCCTCGATCTGCTTTACCGCGTCTTCTGCAGCTTTACCGCTTTCCGCGTAAGACATGGCGAGGCGGTCAATTTCATCCCGCATGATAGGCGTGATTTCAACGCCTGCGCGTTCCGCCTCTGCAAACAGCCGTGCTTTTTGCTCCGCATAGGATATGGCTTGCGCATAGTGCATCGCGGAACCGGCAACAGCCATAAGCATTTCTGCTTCCAATTGCTTTTGCCTGATCTGGTCATGCACAGCCATACGCACTTGTGCGAATTTCTCATGCGCATCGACCTGATCAGCAATCATCGCGTTCAAATTCGCCTGATTGACAGCTTGTTCTTTCGTAAGGAAAATACCTTCTTCCTTGGCGCGCTTTTGTATTTCTTTCGCTTCACTGTCAATCTTGATCTGATCTCGTGTTCTGTGCGCCCGCTCTTTTTCAAGCTGGATGAACTCACGCAGGGCAGCGGATTCTTCCTCACTTGTATCCGGCGCTGCTGCTTGCTCCGTGCCAATGGCATTCAGGGCTTTCATATATCCGCTTTGACCGAACGCCTTTGCGTCACTGAAATCAACACCCTGCATTTTCAGCAGCAATTTATCCAGCGGACCAAGGTCAAAGTCAGCTGCGGCGTTGACTTCCTCAAGAACGCCGGCAATGTCTTGCAGAATGTCTTTAAGGCGAGTACCCTCCGTTATTTGCTTACCCCAACGCTCAAGCAAAATTCCCGTTTGTTCAGTAAGCGTGTCATACGCGCCAGCCAATCCAGCGCCACCCGCAGCGCCAGCGCCGCCGACCTGCTCCTCAACAGCTTTTAAAATCTCGTTTTGCGCCTCGGCAACTCGTCCCGTATCGACAAAATTTCTGATAATTTTTCTTTGCTGCGATGAAAAAGACACACCGACGCGGCGTAATGCTGTCAAACCTTGCTCCGGGTCTTCCAAGGCCTTACCAAGCTGTACGGTTGATGTGGTGAGGGTTCCAAAGCCTGACGCGGCAAGATCCTGCGCCAAGCGCAAGGTACGATCAAAGGTGTCGCCGGCAACGGATTTGAATGTGAGAAGTTGTGTTGCAGCCGCGCGCGCCTCCTGGCGAGAGGCAAGCGTAGCAAGTGCAATGGATTGCGCAAGGTCTTCAATATCTTCGGCTGACTTTCCGGCTGCATGCCCGGTCGCCTTTAGAACGGCTTCCGTTGTCAACTGTTGGCGCTCAAACTGGTCAAACAACCGAACGGCTTTGACCATAGCAAACGACAAGGCAGAAGTGACGCCGATAAAACCACCGACAGCAACGCCAGTATTACCGATAATAGAGCCGAAAGCCGTTAAACGGGATGCGACACCACCCAAAGGACCGTGAACGACGGAAACAGCCGTTGCCGCCTCGCGCATTGATTTTTGGAATTTGCGCTCGAAAGATGATGCGTTGAAAGATATTTTTTTGAACTGACGCTCGGAATCGCCCGTCAGCTTTGCCATCTTTTTATTGATTTGGTTAACATTGGCATCCATGTTCAAAACAATGCGCGTAATGTCGTCTGCCATTATTTCAAACCCTTTCTTTCCAATGCTGCCACAGCTTCATCAAATTCGGCCTCTGTCGGTGCCGAAACTTCTTTGTTGCCGTATAGTTTTTCGAGATGACGAACAATCGCGTTGAACTCGCCAAGGGCGAGTCCCATCACGTCATTTATTTGGTTGGCTGCGGCAATTCCTCTGACGGCGGCGAAGTCGATGCGTCTGTATCCGTCTCGATCGCCGCTTCCGTCTCCCCCGGCGCGTCTTCCTCCGTTTCATCGGTATGGACGCGCTGAATGGCTTTCAGGCAGACACCATAAGCATAGGTGCGGTTTTCATCCAAAGGCCGCTCATCGCAATAACGCCGCACCTTCGCAAGCGCGTCTGCCGGTGGCATGCCGCCACCGATCAGACCAACCCGCAAAACCTCGCTGATTTCCTTTGATTTCGCCGTCCTGTTCCCAAGCGCCGCGGCAATCTCGAAAATGCTTTTGTCGAATTTCGCTTCGATCTCTTCCAGTTCCGCCAGCCCAAGGCGAAAGGAATAATGACCGTCCGCCCATTCAATCACAATTTCTCCGAATTTCAGCCCCATTACGCCGCATCCGTCCATACAATAGCGCCATCACTACCAAGCGTCACGGAACATGTTGCTTTCTCGTTTCGGGTACCGGTGGTCTCGAAATTGGTCAGCTTGAAAGCGCCCGACCAATATCCGCCGCCGTCAGCGCCGGCAACATTGATCACAACACGCACGTTCTTTGCTGTGTCACTGTTGAACCAATCAAAGAAATCCTCAACGCTTGCCGTATGCAGCATGCCGGAGCCGTTAATCGTTGCCGTCAGACCGTCTTTATTCAGCGAAGACCATGCGGGGTCATCGGGATTGTCGCAATCCGGAATGATTTGGCGATTTTCATCGGAGGCAAAAACAATGCCGCGCTCTGTGTTAATCAGGCAATCATGCGCGAATGTTTCAGGGCTTGCGCCGTCGCCTATCTGGATAAGTAGTTTCGTTCCGTTCATTGCTTTAACTGCCGTCATTTGCGTAAGCCTCCGTTTTGTTGGTTATTCTGTTTCATCAATCAAAAATCTAAACGTCAAAACTCCATGTTCTGTCATCCCGTCAGGGTCGCGGAAAGACCGTGACGACTGAACTTGCGCAACAACAAGCACAAATCCCTCAACAGCCGTAATGCCAGCCACAGACGTTATGACGTCAGCGGCGATTTCTTTAAGTTCCCTCTTTGACCCGCTTTCCGGCCTGGACCAGATATGAATGTCGTGAAAAGCCTCCCAGCCGCCGATACACGTATCAAACAGCGCGCCATCATCAAGCACCTGCGAGTCTCCGATAGTGACATATGGGAAAGCCGCATCTTTCGATATGCGGTCGTAAACGCGCCCGCCACATACTTCCGCAGCCACAAGCGCCGCATAGATCGCCTTCTGCAAGTCCCAATCAGGAAAACTCATTGCTTCGTCCTTTGCACAACGCGCTTAATGCCTTTTGTTGCCGATCTGGTAAGGCGGCTTTTAAGCCGTTTTCTTAATGCCCGGTATGTCGGAAAGAAGAATGCGCGCGGGTCCATCTTCACAGTCCCGAACTCGACATATCCGGCATATGGCGCTTTGATGCTCCCAGCCTTTACGCCAAGCGTTAAAAACGGGTCATTCAAGCGGGAATTAAACCCCCTGTCGCCACCGGCCTTTTTGTAGCCGCCGATGCGGTAGCCGATCGAGGCTTTTAAATCGCCCTCATCGACAGGCACGGCAGATTGCAGGGCAGAAACGAACTCACGCCCGTTTTGCTCTTGTGCCTTTGCGACTTCCGCGCGAACAGCGGGCGGGATCTGGCGAAGCATCGCCAGAAATTTTGCCTTACCGCTCAATTTCGCCATTTTAACCGTTCACCGCCACGCCTTTTTCACAGAGGAAATCTAGGTATTGACGATCATTCGACGGAGTTATGTCACGGATATTGAATATATCTCCTGTGCGCTGATCAACGATGCGCCAAGATGCGTTAACCTTCCGCGACTTCACGAAAGACCGGACGCGGATGATTTGCGCATGCTTGCCGGCAAGCCGGCCAGCCATGACGCTTTCCCCCCCGCGCAAATGAATGTATTTCGCGCGGGTCTTGAATTGCTCCGTGTACCCGGAAAGAACACCGCCACCGCCATCACTGGCGGCACCGAGTTCTTCAAAGGCAACAGATTCAATAAAATCACCAGCTGACGTCTTTTTCCTCGGCATCTTCGGTTTTTACCTCTTCATTGGGCGGGTTTTTCTGCGCGGCCTTTTTTGCCGCTTTCCGCTTTGCAACGGACGGTGCTATCTTCTCCGCCTCCGGCACTTCGACGGCATAGCCGCCCTCAATCGCCCTATCAGCACATTCCCGCGTAACACTGTGGATTTTTTCACCGGCTGGATAGGCCGTGCAAACATGGCCCTTTCTCGCAGCAGGATAAAAATCAAAGTTTTTGCTAAACCTGACTTTCACCATTACAGTTCAACGCCCGGTGCTTGAATATTAAGGGCCAATACAGATGTGCTTTTCGCCAAACCAAGCGCAACCACATCGTCACCCGCAGCCACATCAGCAAGCGGGCAAATTTTACCAGCCGTGCCTGACAGGTAGTACGCAGTTCCCGCTGTCAGAATTGCGCCAAGCGTAACATCTCCGGAGGTCATGTACGTTAAAGGCTGCCCAGTGCCGGCGCTATTGAGCGCAATACCAATTGGTGTGCGGACTGCATCAAGCGTTGTTCCTGAATCAGCATCAGCCAATTTCATGGTTGATGTGGTGGTGTCCAGATAGACGACCTCACCGGCGTCAATTGCCTCTCCAGCTGTCTTTGTCTGAATGTTTGTCACATTCGATCCTTTAATGACCGATGTTGCCGTTACCGTTAAATCTGCCATTTCTATTACTCCTTACTCTTGCGTTAAAATTCAGTCCTTTTGTATTTCCTTGCCATTATTTCAGCGCCATTCGGAACGCCTTTTTTTGCGCCTTCAACAAGACCATCACGGTTCTGATACCATTGCGCTACAGTAAACTTGATCGCCGATCTTATTCCTGCAGGAACACTAGATTCAGCCGCGCCATATCCTGTTGTTATCGCAATACTGATTGGCGCCGCGACATCATCCTCCAAGCTTGGAGATGTAAAAGTATCTTTAAAGCGCACATAAGCGCTTTTTGCGTCCTCAAGGATTTCATAATCATCCGTTGATACAACCTGATCATCGCCTGCTGTGTCAGAATACGTAATTGTAACGCTTGACACGTCAGGAAATGGTAGCCTTAAGCATCTTGACCATTTGCTATACGTTTGCGTCCATACCTGATTGATTAAAGCCCGCCCCAATATGCCTGCATAACCATCAAAGTGAGATACCGCTTCTGTGATATAATCAGTGATCAGATCATCATCATCGTCAAAATCAACAACCATCTGCCGCTTGACCTCCGCAAGCGTGACAGGAAGTGTTGCAGGTGCGGTTGTCAAAGTCGGACGGAACATGCTCTTAAATCCCTCTTATACGGTCACGAAATGGAATGTACCGGATTTGCTGTCTCCGCCTTGCGCCACCACAATATTGATTGTGCCAGAAATCGCGATCAAATCGTTCACAGCAGCGCCACCCGCTGCATACAATGCCGCTGCGCCGTCTGTGCCGTGCGTTGCCTGTCGCGGAGCGCGTGTGGCGTCAGCGGTCACGTTGCTTTCAGCCCAAAGCGTTTCGCCGGTTTCTGCACATGTGATTGTAAAATCAACAGTGTCTGCATAATCGTCTTTATCGTAACGAATTTGAGACAACAAGCCGTTCACGTCTTCAATCGTTCCCGTCGCGTCTCCAGACGCATCAGTCATCAGTGTAATGGAACGTCTTTCTACATTCATCGAGGTTCTCCGAACTATATTTTAGAAAAAGATGTGGAGGGGGCATTTTTACGCGCCCCCTCCCAAAAAGGAGAGAGAGTCCTTTTTACTTCTTTTTGGCGTCGTCAGATTTTTTTGTCGGTTCTTCTTTGTATTCTTCCGCCCACTTGTTATCGATCGCAACGCGCGCCAGATCACCTTCCACAATGTCACCAACCTTGAACGGTTGTGTTAGAGCTTCATTGTCCGGGCGACCGTTAAATTCTTTTGTGACTTTTGCTTTCATTTTTTTTCAATTCCTATTCGATCTTAGTTAAAAGAGAAACGGGGGCGCAAACAGCCCCCGTTCCTGCTTTCTTTATCTACTTTTGCTTTCGCCTCTGATTATTCTTGATCAACTTCAGGCGTGTCGGCACCCTTCATTTTCAGAACAGCTACGGCAATAGGCGTACCGGTTCCGTGCGTACCAGAGAAGTCCGCAAGAATTTTCAGGTAGCGTTTACCACCCTTATAGCCGCATCGATACATTGCAGCTGCTGCATGTTCCGCAACGAGAGATTTGATAATACCGCCACCCCCAACAGAAGACAGCCCGATCATGTCATCCACGTCAACAGCGGTATAAGTCACATCATCGTCTGAGTGAGTCAGTTTAAACTCGATCTTGTTTGTGGCATCGAATGTAATGCCGCCAATACCGATAGAAAGCAGGATTTCAGCGGCGTTATAGCCTTGAAGGTCAATTGCAGCCGGCGTATTATCAGCAGCCAGCACTACGGCGCCGATCACCTGTGTCGCAAGCATGTGCGAGTGTACGTCTTTCATTGTCGTCTTCCTTTCAAAAAGAAATTCATTATTAATGTCAGATGAGCCGGGCGACTAAACGCCGCCCGGCTTATCTATGGTTTGTTAGGTTGAGCATTTCAGAAGTTTCAATGCCTCGAAGTTCACGACGCCACCACCGACACGACGTGTCGTGTAGAACAGCACGTTCGGTTTGCTTGTGTACGGGTCACGTAAAACGCGTATCCCGGCGCGGTCAACGATCAAGTAACCACGTTGGAAGTTACCAAATGCAACCGGGAATGCATTTGCGCCAAGAGCCGGCATATTGTCATCGGTAGAGACAGGCTTTCCGAGAATTGTCGGCACACCTTCCGAGGTTGCAGGCGGCGCCCACAGATAGTTGCCGTCACCGTCCTTAAATTTACGCATTGTACCCATAACGGCATCTGACGTTAACCATGTCGCACCATTGCGATACTGCTGTTTCAATGAGTAAAACAGCTCGATCAGTGCATCAGCTGGGTTTGTCGTGTTGAATGCCGCGGCAGCGCCTGACACCGTAAAGCCAAGCTTGCCCCAAGCATAGGAAGCGTTAGCAATCGTGTCGTATGACAAGATTCCTCTTGGCTTCTTAACACCGTCACCGGATACAAACGAGGCGCCTTCCTGTTCAGCGAACTCGATAGACACCTCATCTGCCAGCCATGAAGCAATGTCAACGCGACCATCGTCAAGCATGGTCTGTGTTGCCGCAGGGTTTGCATAGATTTCGCCTGTTGTGATAGCGATTTCACGCAGCGTCGGCGTATTGGTTTCGGGTCGAGTATCTTCCTCACCAACCCAACCAGAAGACGCGCCGCCTTGACTGACAAGCTTCTTGTATTCATTTGTGGAAATTGTCATCACACGCGACAATGAACGCAAAGCCGACACCGTACCAACAACACGGTCGATGGTGTTTTCCATTTCCGTTGGCACCAAATATCCGCCGTCCGGATCGGACTGTGTTCCAAGCTTGGCTTTAACTTCAAGCCCTTTCAGATCTGCATCTACGCCCTTGCGGAAGAACGTATTGAAAGCGTCAGCATGAGCCGCAATATCGGGATCATCTACAGATCCGCCGGCGCCGACTCGCAGAGACGCCAAGATTCTGTTGGACTCATCAAGCGCGGCCTGCAGAGACGTGATTTCATTATTGATGCGATCAACCTTTTCTTTGGTTACAACGTCATCAAACTTTGCATTGATGTTTTTCAATTCCTGTTCACGCTCTTCTTTAAATGCGTGAAAGGTTTTCTGCAGTTCCGCAAAAATTACTTGCGGGTCATTACTCTTTGCGGCATCAGCGCGCGCAGGGGTGATCAGCCCGCGTTGACGGGGTGTTACAAGTCCGTTCATAATATTTTCTCCTGTTAGGATTGTTTAATGGTTTCGATGAAGCGCCAAATATCGGCACTTGGAATGCCTGCATCACGCGCGGCGGGTGGTTGGCGGCTTGCATCACGCGGGGCCGCAGATGAAACGCCCATCTCTGTCATGAGTTCAGAGCGTTGATCTCTTGTATATCCTGAACGCGCAAGCGCGGCCTCCGTTTGGCGGCGCGCTATAATCCGTCGATTTTTGCTATTCGCTTCGCTGTCAACCTCGCCTCCAATATCGTCATCAACATAGTCAGCAAAGCCATTTTTAACTGAGTCCTTCGGATTCATGAATGTTTCCGCATCCATTAACGCAGAAATATCAGCGCGTGACATGCCGGTGCGCGCCTCATAAATATCAACAATCGCGTCGTCAAACCCGTCAAAAATCTTTGCTGTGTCGCGCATGTCATGCCTGTTACCACATACGCAGCCCCAAGCATTATGCACCATCATCATAGAGCCAAGCCCCATAACAATCTCGTCGCCAGCCATAGCAATGATACTTGCGGCGGAAGCCGCCCAGCCCATAACCTGAATTGAAACTTTTGCAGGGTGGTCGCGAAGAAGATTATAAATCGCGATACCCTCAAACAAATCACCGCCCGGCGAGTTAATTTTGACAGTAACCTCGTTATTACCGATCTTGCGCAGGGCTGCGCTGACGCGCTTCGCCGTCACACCCTCACCTGTCCACCAATCCTCTCCTATCACGTCAAACATTGTAATCGTTGCGTCATCATCAGATGCAGAAAGCAGGGGTGTGTCAGACCATTTATCCATGACGTCGCTCGGCGCATCCCATTTAAAGTTTGACGGACGCTGAATACCCTCGATTTTAGGAAGTTTTCTTAGGCTCATCCTTAGCTCCTTCTGCATCAAGGGTTTTTGTCATGTTCGGCGGCGGATAAAACTGATCGCCTCCCGGTCGCGGATTCATATCTTCCAAGGCGCGCACTTCGTCTGGATTATAGATACCGAACTGGATGCCGCGTGTATAAGCTTCCATACGTGTTTTAAGATCGCCCTTAACCAATGCCGCTCGGTTGAATCTGGCATAGATATCGCTATCTTCCGGAATAAGTGATTTATTTATTGTCTGCTCCCAATCAACTAAGTGATCATCAAGCGTGTATGTAACAAAACCAATACTCTGTTGCTCAATTCCAGACCCCCAAGACGTTGATTTTTCTGTATCTCCAAGCATGTGTGGCGGGACACCAAAGAACATCGCAACGTCGCCGCGCGTGAACTTTTTGCTTTCAATCCATTGCGCATCGACACTCGTCATTGAAATCGGCTTGTATTTCATCGCCTCTTCGAGGATGAGTACTTTTCCCTCTCGATCTCCGCCCGACCTAAACTCATCAAGACTTTGCCGAAGATTTGCATGACCATCTGGACCTAAGCTACCGGGATGCTCTAGCGTTGCACTGGCGCGCGCGCCATTTTTAAACAGCGCGGCACCATGATCAGCCATAGCGATTGACTCGCCGATTGTTTCCCGCGCATATGTCAGAACAGACACGCCGGAATATCCGTTCAACGTCAGGCCAAAAAGATGGAAAATTTCATCTTGTTTAAATTTCTGCCTCGTGCCATTTGACGCCGTGTAAATATATGACAGCGTTAAATCTGGATGCTGCTTTACCTCAACCTTTTGAGGGTCAAGCGGAATAATATCAGTCGGCTCTTTCTTGCCAAACTTAGATTTAACAATCAAAGCATAAGCATTGCCCTGCAACAGCTTTGCCGCTTGCATTTGGCGCATGAACTGCGCGGGAGTTTGCCAACTATTTGGCTTTTTACGCAGCAACTTCCACAAAGAAACATCAGAGGCATCATGTCTTGTGCCGTCATTGTTTCGGCGTTTCACATGAACCGGAATGGTCGCAACAGCGCCGGTAATAATTCGGATACAGCCAAAAACGGCTGAAACGCGCATAGCCTGTTCTGCCGTGACTCTTTTTCCAGATGCCGTTAACTGACCATCACGAAGCGCCTCCTCCAACTCTTGAGGCGTGTTGATAATCAGCCCGCCAGATGAGGAGGTATAGCTGTTTTGCGGATTCTTCGCCCTTTCCCGAGATAGCGGAAAAAATCTTTCAAACAATCCCATGTGTGTTTTTCCTTATCAAGCCGTCTGGACGCCACGACTCGCATATATTGATGCTTTTCGCGCTTCTGGATTTTTCGCCATCAACATAGCGGCGTTAAATAATGCGATTAACGGATCAATCTTTGCTGTACCAGATGCCTGTTTCGTGACGGCGCGGGCGGAACCCTTCATTTCAACTTTTGCATTACCAACGCACCACGCCATCAGTCTTTGCCCGGCATGTTGCAATGTGCCATTGCTTAATTTCTTCTCTGTGCCGACAATTGCGGGATTCAAATACCCCCCCTGCGAAATGCCGATAATTTGGTTTTCAGCGCCTTCACAATTAAATCCCACGTCGACAAGCGCATCAATCAGCGCCGGCTGTCCCAACTTATCAACGCCAATACAATGCTCTTTTGGAAACAGGCCGGATTGCCGAACCCGATCACAAATCGCCGCAACCTCTTCAAGATCCTGCGTCGGCGTTTCACAAATAACCAAATCGCCGTCATTTGCGAAGTTTTGCAGCGTCGGCGCAATTTCTTTTCGTCTGTCAAGAACGATCGGATGCGCCCAAGCCCTCGCCCAGCACAGCCACCGGCGCGTTCCGATTTCTCTGCCAATGACATGAAGACCCAGCAAATCGTCAAGACCGCCGCCATCAATCCCGACAACGGCGACCTCGCAACGCTCTAAAAGAGATTCAAGAGTAAGCGTCTTATCGGCAGAGCATTCCCAAAACTCGCCTCCAGCCCACCGGTCATTGCGTAGCAAAAGACCTATTTCAAGGTTTAAGTGCTTCGCGCAGTGTATGCGGAATTTTTTATCATTGGCTCGTTGCGCTTCGCGATATTTATCTTCTAAATATTCACAGCTTACGCTCAATCCCATATTTGGATTGGTCACATACCAGTTTTCAGGCTTATAACAGTCACCGCTATCAACCATTGACTTTGGAAATTCATACAGAACGGGGAGGCTTTTATTGTCCTCAACCTTTCCATCCCGCACATCGCGAAAATAATCAAGCTTATCCTTAAAGACGCCGGCAGGGGCATCATCAGATTGCGTTGACAGATAGATAACGAACCCCTCCGGGCGCGAAACCAGACCGCCAGTTGCTTCCATCAGCATAGAATCCGCAGATTCTTTTTTCCCAAACAGCCACAACTCATCGACAAGAACACCTGTGGCCTTGCTGCCGGAAACTGTGTCTTTGTCGGCGGCAACAACCTTTAGGACCGCGCCGGTATCAAGATGCGTTATTGTCCTATGATGCTCACGGACATGCAGAATTTCTTTAAGTTCTTCATCGGCGGCGATCATCGCCGCAGCTGGCGTGAATGAGTTGCCGGCAATCTCAATCGTTGGCGCAATAATCAAAAACTCCGCGTTATCGCGCCAGTTTAAAATCAGTGCCGTCAGCATAATTGCCGCAGCAATCGTTGACTTCGTGTTCTTCTTCGCGACCAGAAGAAAAAACTCTCTGATCAGGCGCAATCCTGTCTCTTCGTCATAAGCACCGAAAATTGCGGCAGCAAAATTCAGAACCCAATCGCGCGTACAATCACCGATTTCCGGCGCGCCGAGAATGTCAACAATGCGCAAAGCGCGCATAACGTCCATCGCTTTACGCGCCGCGTCTGGGAACAACGGTTCAAATGCAATAAGGCTTTGCTGATTGAGAATCCTATCTTCCCAATCAGGGCAAGCCGTTGACCATGACGGCTTCATTATCTGTTATCCACAACGCTTAATGGCGGCGCAGATTTTGCGAATTTTCCGCGCGACGCGGCATCTTTGGCGCGCTCCTTTGCGGCCTCTTTCTTCCCAAGCTTCGGCAATGCAAGGCCGTTTGCATGGCAGTACCTTGCCGCCTCAATCGCCATTTTATCACGGCGCTCTTGCGTAGCATTCGGGTCATTGAAGACCCGTATCATGTAATCAAGCGGCGAAAGCAACTCCTGATCAGAAGCAACAACCGTTTCCGTGCCTTGCTCTAACTTCGCTTCCTTCGGTGGCCTGCCGACTTTCTTTTTTTTCTTTTCAGGAGACGGTTTTGCAGTGCGCTTTTTTTTACCTGAACCGGGTGGCCTTCCGCGCTTTTTCTTATCTGCCATACCGTTCTCCATCACTGGCGAACGGCGCAGATCAGCTACACGTAATGATCGCGGTCGAGGCTTCTTGCGTGCGCTCGTTCATAAGTAAACCGTTGAATTTTGGGGTAAAAAAAAGAAAAGCCCGCAACGAGATAAGATGCGGGCGCTAAAATTCCAATTCTGATGTAAATCATATCAAAAAACGGCTTTACTGCATAATCTTTTTTTTAATAAATTAATTAAAAATTAATTCTCTTATTTATCAGTAAGTTAGTGGCAGAAAAACGTGCATTTTATTCGCGGCGGTTATTTAAAGCGTTTTTCCCTTATATTTCAGCAGTTTATATTTAAAAAATATGTGCTTTTTAATAATAAATAAAATAATCCCTGAAAAAATTTTTTTTCCGAATGAG